CTATGGACGCACCTACTATGATGTCCGCTGCAAAAGAGCTAGGGTTTTCAGACTTCTTCAATACTCAAGAAGTGCAGCATATGTCTTCGGTGATCAAGTTCCCAGTACTTTTAGAGAATGTGCGGAGATTTGCAGCAAAAATACGCAAGCTAGAAATAGCTAGAATGATGTATGACCAGCTAGACCTGACCAAACAGAAATATCTTGACATCAAGGGCGACGAGTCTATCGCAAAAATCCTAGGAATAGCTGAAGATGCTGTCATGGACGTGACATCTATTATAGCCGGAGAGGATGAGTCCCCAACGAAGATGTTTAATGATGTTGAAGCTCATTTAGAAGAGCTTGCGGAGGAATCTGTCGATCAGATAGGGGTTTCAACGGGCTTCTCAAGGTATGACTTTGCTATTGGAGGAGGCCTTAGAAAAGGAACTGTTAACGTCATCGGAGCACGACCAAAAACTGGCAAGACCCTACTGGCAGACAACATAGGAATACACATCGCAAAGAATGGTATCCCAGTTTTAAATCTAGACACAGAGATGAGAAAAGAAGACCATCAACATAGAATGATGGCCATGCTCTCTGGAGTTCCTATAAACGATATTGAAACAGGGAAATTTGCAGAAGATCCGGCAACTAGAAAAAAGGTAACGGATGCCGCTAGAGAAATCAAAGATATACCATATTACTTTAAGACCATTGGAGGGGCTCCTTTTGAAGAGCAGGTGGCAGTCATGAGAAGATGGATTAGCAGGGTCGCAGGATTAAATGATAAGGGAAAGGCTAATGATTGCGTAATTATTTACGACTACCTTAAACTTATGGACTCAGCCGAGATCAGGGGAGATATGAAGGAATTCCAGATACTCGGTTTTATGATCACGGCCCTGCATAATCTGTCTCTTAAATATGAAGTTCCTATTCTGACGTTTATCCAACTGAATAGAGATGGGATAACAAAGGAGAGCACCGACACAGCCTCTGGTTCTGACAGAATCGTCTGGCTCTGCTCTAACTTTAGTATTTACAAACACAAGTCTGATGAAGAGATTGCCAAGGATGGCCCAGAAAACGGCAACAGAAAATTGGTTCCACTTATAGCCAGACATGGCGAAGGCCTTGAGCCCGGAGACTATATTAACGTAGAGCTTACAGGAAAAATAGGCAAGGTAACCGAGGGGCAAACTGCCTTTGAACTGGAAAGTGGCGTCAGCGTCACTGAAGAAGGAGAGCTTTTTAATGGTTCAGAAGATGTCGCATTCTAAAAAATATGATTATGCCAAAGTAAGAACACTAGCTAAAATATCTGGTCAATATATAGACCAAATATATTCTTATTTTGGAATGACTATTGCATATAGAAATGATATATTAATGAAGTCTGTTTGTCCTATACATGGAGGGGACAATCCTACAGCACTCAACTTTTATCCCAATGGAGAATTCAAAGTACATTATAAGTGTAGGACTCACCAGTGCGAGGAAATCTTTGGCAACGGAATGATAGACCTGATGAGGGGAATTTTATCTAGGGTCAATTACGGATGGGAAAAAGAGGGAGATAAAGAAGCGTCATTTAAAGAATCGGTAGACTTCCTCCTTAAATTTTTAAAGAAGGATTTCAATTCTCTCGAATCTGACAATCATAATGTAGAAAAGCTTCACTTTAATAACTTAGTAAACACTTTAAGTTCAGAGCCTACCAAGAAAAGCGGGATCACCCAGAGAATATATAGGGATAGAGTAGAAGTACCATCTAAATATTACTTGGATAGAGGGTTTTCTCATAAGGTTCTTGAGGACTATGATGTAGGATATTGTGACACAAGAAACAAGCCCATGTATCAGAGGGCTGTTGTTCCTATTTACGATAACAATCATGAATTTATAGTTGGATGTACGGGAAGAAGTACGTTTGAAAAGTGTTCATCTTGCAATAACTATCACAACCCTGAAGAAAAATGTCGTCATTTTCCCAAATGGATGCACAGTAAGGGCTTCCAAAAAGAGAAATGGCTGTATAATTATTGGGTAGCCAAGGATGAAATATCTAAAAGTGGTGTTGCTATTCTTGTTGAGTCTCCGGGAAATGTCTGGAGGCTTGCTGAGGCCGGAATACATAATGTAGTTGCTATATTTGGAACTGCATTTAACAACGACCAAAAGAATCTACTAGACGAGTCTGGAGCACTGTCTCTTATTTGTCTTATGGATAATGACGAAGCAGGCCAGAAGGCGGCTAAAAAAATAGAAGAGCAGTGTGGAAGGCTCTATAGATTATACTTCACAAGTCTTGAGTGATCTTTATCCAGAGCTTGACAACTAATAGGAATAATTATGACTCAAATACTTGGGTTCGCTGGAAAAAAACAAAGCGGAAAGAACACTGCCTGTAACTATATTGTTGCTCTCAAGCTGGCTGAGCTTGGTATAAGTAAAAATACTAGACTAACAGAGAGAGGGCTCATTGAAGTTACCGACATTTTCGGAGAAACCATAAGTGGCAAAGAGTGGTTTAGTTTTACTGATAAAAATTTAAATGTAGACAAGCTATTCGACGACAGCTTAGGAAAGTTTGTAAAAATATATGGGCTTGCAGACACTTTAAAAGACTTATGTATTAATATTCTTGGTCTAGAATATAATCAGGCTTATGGGACAGATAAAGAAAAGAATTCCAAGACAGATATTGAGTGGGGCTCTCTTCCGAATTCCAACAAAAATATCGAGTCGAAAAAGATGACAGCAAGAGAGGTCTTACAGTATGTAGGCACAGACATCTTCAGGAAACTAGACCCTGATGTTTGGATCAAGAGCTTGCTTCGTAAAATTAAAAAAGATAAACCAGAGGTAGCCCTTATTTGTGATATCCGATTCAAGAATGAAATTTCTTGCCTTCAAAAAAAAGGAGGCTTTATACTTGGTCTGACTAGAGACAAGTACAACAAAGCAGACCAACACGCTAGCGAAAAAGAGATTGAAGAAGGGTTCTCTCTATGCGATGCAATTGTTGATAATAAGGACATGGATATCAAGGAGCAGCTCAAAATGATACACAACGCCATTAAACACTTACCAAACGTTATTCCAACAATGGAGAAAGAATGAGTATTCCGATTGTATACTTTAGAAGCAGTTCTTTTAATTCTCATAGGATGTGTCCTATGCAATACTACCACGAATATACCTTAGGCTGGCGTGGACAATCAGGAAAGAAGGCAGACAAGGGAACCATTGTTCACAAGGTGCTTGAGTTGGCAGCTCTATGTAAAAAGGCCCTGCAAGATGGTCATAAAACAATTGAAGACAACGAGATAGGAAAGATTGAAACATCCAACTATGACCCAGAATACCTAGATGAGATTATAGACAAGGTCTATGAATATTATACTTCTAGGACTACACATCACGACTGGAAGCCACTTGACCTTAAGCACTGCCGTAAATGGGTCTGGAAAATATTCGACGATGATGATGGGCTATTCGATCCTAAGAACAGACTTGTGGTAGACGCAGAGCCCCATTTTGACTTTGAGGTTGAAGAGGATTGGGCTAAGTATAGCTACACACTAGATGACGGTTCGGTACTGGAGGGCAACCTTTCCTTAAAGGGAACCATTGACCTAATAACAGATGTGGGAGATGACACCTACGAGATCATTGACTGGAAGACAGGAAGACGCCTTGACTGGGCGACAGGGAAAGAGAAGACTCCTGCCAAGCTGCAGAATGACCCCCAGCTTAGAATGTATCATTTGGCTGTGAAAAAAATGTATCCACACGTTAAGTCCTTTTTAATCACTATACATTTCATGAATGACGGAGGGCCTTTTACTTTACATTTTCAAGATAGTGACATTGAAGAAACTATGGAGATGATAAAGGCTAAGTTTGAAGTCATAAAAGAGACAACTAGCCCGCAGCAAATAAAAAGCTGGAAGTGTAGTAAGCTATGTGCGGCAGGAAAAAGTACATATGAAGATACCCATGTCGAGCCTTTGTATAATATATTTGGTGCTCCCCTCACAAAGTGTGAACAAACAATGGCTATGATTAAAGAAAATGGAATAGAGTGGGTGACTGGGAACTGTACGTCACCAGACCACACGATTGGGAAGTATCAGGCTCCGGGAGAAGTATGACTATAGAATTACCATTTGATAAAGAAATGATAGCTAGAGCCAAACAAAAGGCTGTTTCTCTTGGATATATTAATAATTCAATCCTCAAAGGAGCAGGAAACCTTGCTGGATATCTAGGAGAAGAGGCTCTCGCCCCTTATGTTGGGGCTGAAATAGTTAGTAACAATAGAGGTCTAGACAAGTACAAC